GCAAATCAAATTATGGATAATTTGAAATCTTACAAACCTTACAACTATTTCGACGAAACCAAGAAAGAGTGTAATAGAGCTATGGATAAAATTATTGAACTTTACAAAGAAAACGAACACGGAGAAGAATTAGTGAAGGACATCGAAAAGGTTTATGCTTTACAAAGTCTAAATCCGAGAGCTAAGGAATTTCTCAAACAATCTTTGAATATAATCAAAGGGGAATAATTTGGATAATAAAATATTTTTCTTATATTGATGTCCCATATCGGGACATTTTTTTTATGTCAACTCAATCACACATAGACAAAGTGAATCTTCAACCGATGTCGATTCCATACCCAACCCATGTTGGAGCACCCAAGATTGAACCCCAAGATTTGACCTCCTTTAAAAAACATGGTTTAAACAAAGTGGATAGGGTGATGAAGAGAAAATTCACCGAACTTGTTAAAGAGGCAGAAACCCTCCAAAATTCGATTTATTTGCAAGAGGAGGTATATCAGTCAACTTATAAATTTGAACCCAAAATTGGGGAGATATATCATTTATACGAAGGGACAGATGGGTCAAAGACCCTCTCTTTAATTGGACCCACCGAATGGTCGAAGTCCTTTTTGTATTCGGTTGTTTTAAATTCAGATATGACATGGTCTAAGGTGTGACCATCCAAAAAAAACGGAAAATTCCTAGAACTAGTATTCTAGTTTTTTTATTTATTTAATATTTTATTATTATTCTAAAAGAATAATAATTATTGTCTTATGAACAAAAATCTATTTTTTGGAAAAAAAAATTTTTTTAATTCTTTTTTGTATTTATTGAAAGTAAATTTTATTATATGGCACAAGAACCGTTTTGGACTGTTCTCATAACTGTTGTTACTGTTTTAGGTTCCGCTAGTGCGTGGAGATTTTATGAAAAGAGAGCAATGAGAAAAGAAAGGGATGAAGAGTTTATCCGTCACGATTGTAAAGATAGAATTGCTAAGCTTGAAGTGTTATTACAAGAGTCATCTAGAGAAAAAGATGAAATGAGGGCCACAATATTGAAACTTACAGAGCAGGTTTCTGCTTTAGCTGTAAAGGTTGAATTTTTACAAAAAGAAAACAACGAACTTCTTAAAACCATCAGGGGGTAATTTTTACACGTCCCATCTTACCATAGTTTTTACGCTGTAATCTGAAAAGAATAGTGGGATTGCATCTTGAATGAGAACGTCGGCTAATTCTCTATCCAAAACCTCTTCTGTAATGATATTCCCCAAAATAATTACAGCCTCCACGACAACCGATTTCTGTGTTGGTGAAAAAATAACATTATGAATTTTGATTGTTGTACCTTCACCATACATTTCGGTTACCGCATGACCCCGATGTTCATTTATGTAAAGTTCTAAAAGACGTATAAATCTTTTCTTTTCATCCATTGACGGATAATATAAAACAAAAAAATTAAAAAGGAATCTTATCTTCCTTGACCGCGATATGCTTTTGGTCTAGGGGAATGTTTGTTGTAAGATTTCTTCGCCGCACCACCTTTTCTTTTTCCAAATGTTATTTTTCTTGAAGAACCTGCAGATTTTGAACCTTTTGCCATAGATTGAATTTGTTTATAAATACATTTATATTTATTTTTTATGAATTCACTATACGAAGAAAAGAAAAAGATTTTGTCCAAATACTCTGGTGATACTTCGGATGAATTGTTGTTACATTTGAAAAGACATTTTCCGGTTACAGAAATAAAACACGATTGGATGAATGAACCCGTGAAATTTATCAAAGTCCAAGATAAAACTAGATTGTTGGCGGGAAATAAAAAATATTTGGTCTCTAAAATTTATGATATTGTCCATGAATTATGGGATTCCTTAGGTGAGAGAAAAATTCGAAGGACAATAAAAAAGTATCTCGACGGGATTAGTTAAATTGATATATTTATAACTATGATAGTTTACACAATACAAGAATTCTGTAGTTATTTACAAAGCGGACATACAGAAGTTGTTACTTATGATTTTGTCGATGAAATTTATTTTATTTTATTGGATACAAAACCTACCTCCTTCATAATTTCACCTGCAAGATTAGCAGTTGGTTTTACTGCGGCTGAACTTGAAGAATGGAAACAATTTTTTTGGGACTCCTTTTAAAAATTTGACAGTTATTTTTTTTCTCCTTATCTTTGTAAAACAATTCGGGACTTACAGGCGATGAAAGATACTCGGTACTCGAATAAAAAAAGTTCTTACAAATTTTGGCGGTCTAAAAAGATTTCTTATCTTTGTAAGACATTTGGTTGAGGTAGCTCAGTAACTCTTTAGGGTTTTGGTAGAGCAAGGACCTGAACAGTCTTGTGCCGGTGGTTCGACTCCACCCCCAACCACGAAAAAACTCAGATTTTTATCTGATTTTTTATCAAAAGATTTTGAAAGCATTAGAATCTTTCTTATCTTTGTAATGGACAGCGGAATGTTTGTTTGCGGTGGTTCCCCATACTCACCCGGCCTTGTTTCTTCTCCGCTCTATAAATTAGAATGATAGGTTAAAAAAACACGGGAGGTTTAGGTGGAAAGGTCATTCCTGTTTAATCCTGAATAAACTAACAACCACGTCTTTTTCTCGGATGTTTTGTGACATATAATCAAAACAGGAGTTGTCCACTCACATGGGGTTTTTTCGGTCTCACTTCCCTATCCGATTAAAAACTTAGACCACACATTTCTCGACGGAGATATAGGGGGCACGACGGTGTCCCCTTTTTTGTTATCATTTAAATATTTATTATAAAAAAATATGGCTACTATAACTCCCGTTGCGTACAAACCAGTTGGTTCAATACCTGGAACAACTAAAGTTGGAAATTTAATTGCAGGAACAACTCCACAAGATTATGGTGTTGTTGGTGCTAACTATGGTGTTACGTTTTGGTCAACTCCAGACCAAGATTTAGGATATGTGATTGCTCATGAGGATACAATTGGTTCACACACAGGTAATACAGCATCGGGAGATGTGCCAGCGTTTGTTGGTTTTTGGAGAAGCGAATTAAAAACTGAAGAGTCATTTATAAGTTTGGCAGAATCCGTTTCTGATTGGGATGATGACCCTCAAACTTTTTTAGATGGTACTGAAGCTGTAACTTGGTTGAATAACAATGGTTATTGGACCTCATTTACACCCAAAACACCCTACACCGAATTACAAATAATTGCAGAATATTTGAGAGGATTCATGCCTGAATTTAGAAATCCATCATTTTATCCGTACCAATTAGATGGTAATGGTTATTATATAAGTGATGGTGGTGGTGATATGTATGATGATGGAAATATTTCATCTCCATGGGTGGTGTCAAACACTGAATATATTGGTACAAGTGGATACGGTCCTGGTTCTTACCCATTTGCGGTTGACTACACCCAATCCGGAACTTCCCAAATGTTAGACACAAGTTTTGGATATATAAGTTTGGGATACCAACAATATCCTGGCGGAGTACAACCTCTCACATATCTTCCACTTACGGTTTTGGGTTCAAGAGATAATGATACATTTGGACCTGGACTTCCTGTTGGATTTCAGACAGGTGGTAACTCTGGTGCAGACGGAGGAGGGACCTTAGCTAGTGGAACAATTTATAACGGAACAAATGTTAGTGGATTCACAGTTTATGCTTTCTTCAGAGAAACTTATAACGCTGGAGACCCATCTCATTGTGATTTATATATTTTAATGGGGCATCCAAATTGGAATTCAACATTTGGAACAGTAGCATCATTCGCACAACCAACAGGTGTTGGTGGATGTGGTGGTTATTTATACACAACAGGTGCAGGAACAGAAAATATATTGGCAATCAAAACATTATTGAGTAAAAACGGTGGTGCGCTTGTTACACAAGCTGAGTGTCAAACTGTGGTTGATAATTTCGTTATCAGAGTAAAACAATCACAGGGATTTTAATATTTATTGGTAAGTAAATTACCAAATTATGAAAAAATTTTTCTCACAGTTGTTTAACGACGACAACTCAATCAATGAAAAAAGTGTCGTTGGATTCTTAGCTTTTGTTATGATGATTTTATTTGCAATTGCAGATATTGTCACAGGAACATTAGGAAAGGACCTTATAATAAATGAATTCATTTTCAACGCTTTCCTTTGGTTAGTGTTAGGTTCATTTGGTATAGGTTCAGTCGACAAATGGATAAACAAAACCAAAGGGTCCACCGAAGAGACAACAGAAATTTAAAGAAATCCCCTCCTTAGTGAGGGGATTTTTTGATTACAATCTATTTATTCTATATGTATAATGAAAGAGTTGAATGGGGTTGTAATAGATTTCCTGCGTATTCTGAGGAAAAAGATTTCTGCCAACTTGCATCAAAAAAAATTAAGTTCAAAAAGAAAAAAATAAAAGAACTTTTGAATGACGTCGCATATTCTGTAATACTAGATGTGAACGATGATATTTCCAAGAGAATCAAATATGTTAAAAAAGAAGATGATTATTTCAAAGAAAATTTTGAAAATTTCAAAGAATTAGAACAAAAACTTTCTGAACAATGTGAACTAAACAAACAAACTTTCGAAGATTTCAAAGTAAATTTATCTTCCAAGTTTGTTATACTCAAAGAATTGAATAAAAAATTTGTTTGGGATGAAATGAGTATGTTGGAAACAAACTATTCGGCATTGGCATATGTTTTAACGAGACTTAGAGAAAAGGACGGTTCAAAAAATAGTTTTGAATCATGTTTCAATAGATATTTTTTAGGTACTCACATGCAGGATTTACCACATTCAAAACAAGATTTGACTGCGTTTCAAAAATTAGTTTTAAATTATTTGGCAGAATCTTTAGACGAATTTGATAGTGGAATAATTGAAGGAGTAGTGGAAACAATCAAAGCAACATATGGAATGGGTAAACGTTCAGAGGTTGATGCTTTGAGGGAACTCGAAAAAACTTTTTCAAAGGTGATAAAATTTAGTGGAGACTTTTCTTTTGCAGATTCTTTGGGTGTTGATTTTTTAGTTTATGATGATGGCGCTGGATGGGTTCCTACACAGGTGAAGACCTCATTTATAAACTGTTACAGAAACACAAATTTCTGTTTTAGTATGTGTATGGGTAAAGAAAAAGGAAGATGGGTAATGAAAACTTACGACGACGAAGAATAATTTTACCTATATTTGCAAAATGCCATTCGAAAAAAAACCTGAACCTAAACCCATCAAATGGGAAGTTGTCTATGAAGACGAAGATACAATCTCTATATGGAGATACAACTCAAATAAAAACCCAAATGGTCCCGTAGAGGTGGAATACAAGTATAAAAGGGGTTATCAACATCCATCCAACAAAAAGAAAAAAACCCTTGGGGATTTGGTCAAAGACGCAAAATCAAAGTGATTTTAATTTAGTATCGATAATTTTTTTAATGTTTAATAGGGTTTTTTTATCGAAATTTTCGATAACCTTTTCTGTGTTTTCAGATAATAATTTAATAATATTATTTTCAACGGACTCAGTATTCAAATCTTTCATAGATTTAACAGATTCAATTTTAAAATTAGTATTATCAGAATCGATAACTTCTCTTTCGATTGGGGATTCACTAAAATAATCCCATGAGCCCTCGTTCAAAGAATCGGTGATTGAATCTTCAACCCATTCTTTTTTAAAACTTTTCCAATCAGTTTTGTAATATTCAACTACATATTCTCTAATACTTACTTGATAGAGAATTTCAAATTCTTCTACTTGAGGGAGTTTGAGACGGCTTGAAATATTTGAATATGACAGGTTACCATCAATCCAAGATTGTAAAATATGATAGTTTTCAATAATAAATGCACAAATGAATTCCACGTCATATACGTCAATATTAGAGTATCCTAAAAGCTTCGATACAAATTTAACTATACTATAGTTTGAATCTCTAAAGGGTTCATTAAATTTCAAACCCTTTTCTAAACAGATTTTCGCAATTGTTGCAAGTTCCTTACGGTCGGATATTTCGAATTGAGATTCCATAACTTATAAATACAAAAAAAGGTGAGATTTCTCTCACCTTTAATAATTCAATTTTTTTTGGAAGTTCTCGATGAGTTGAACAATATTATCACGACCAACAGGATTTGCGGAATGAACATTCCAAGTGGGGACAGGGAGTCCGTTAGTCCAACAATATTCACATAACCATTTAGCACAATCATATCCGGTTTTTTCATGATAGACAAACCCTTGTTTGAGTGTTTCAGAGTCGTAATAAACATCGGCCAAATCATGGTCGAAAGAAACTTCTTCAGGAAGACCGTTTTCTTGTATATGTTTTACAAATTCATCGTAGTTTCTGACGACAGTCCAACCAGTTGTTTTAGGATTCCTCACGTCGTCTAAGAACAACTTCACTAATTGACGGTCTTTCGAATTCTTTTTCATATGTTACATTACCTACCTTTTGGTAAGCCTCTAAAAGATTTATGATACTAAATTTAATCAATTTTTTTACTTCTTTATTTTTTCTGATAACAGGATGTGACATAAGATACCTGTCCATCATATCTGTTACCAAAAATAACCTGTCGAGAGCTTCGACGTAATGTCCATCGTTTATTTTATTCTTTTTCATCAGAAATTTTTACAATTAAATTATCATCAGATTCAATTACCATGCTAAAAATACTACCTGTACCGAAATTTAACTCTGAGTCAGTAATTTCTGAATCCCAATATAGGTCATTAGAGACAAATTCTGACTCTTCTTCTTCGGTCAAGGGTTCTTCCCATTCAATGTTGGTAATGTCAACCTCACCATCTGTGGTTGTTTCTATTGAAAGGTCAGGAAAATCTACATCTTGCATCTCAGTCAATTCCTTGGTTTCGAGTAATTCTATTAGTTCTGAAACATTAAATTGTTCACAGACAAGACTAGCACCTCTCCAAGTAGTTTCTGAATCACAGGTAAATTTTTTATCAAATTTTGAACCTGTATGATAACAGACCTCTAATAAAGATTTTCGATAAAGGTCGATTGTCACCTTTACAGTCGATTCAGGGTCAAGTTTTTTTAATTCGATTACAGCATTTTCATTCATAGTCTATTTGTTTAGTTTCCGTGTCAAAAATAATTTTTATTGGTTCATTTTCATATTGATACCTCTCATTCAAAACTGAGGCGTTTAAAAATTCAACACCGAAAAAGTTTTTTTGACCATACGCCCAATGGATGTGACCACAAACGTGAATTTTTGGTTGTACTTCCATAACCCTATTGAATAAGTCTTTACAACCCACAAGTTCTCCTTGAGGGGTATGGTCGAGCATTCCATGTGCAGGTCCATGAGTGATAAGAATATCAGTGTTACCTGGTATATTCTTCCATTTTTCCGCCAACTTTTCACCTCTAGGGAGATTGAAGGCCCAATTATAAAATTCAGGTTGCCAAGGACTGCCATAGAATTTAACACCATCGATTACTACTTCACTATCGAATAGATAATGAACACCCTTTTCTTTGTATTCAGGGGCAATATCGTGTACGACTTCAAATCCAAAATCATGATTACCGGCAATAAAGATTTTGTGTTTGAAATCCGTATTAGAAAACCAATCAAGAAATTGTGTTATTTCATATAATTTACCTACGTTGGTACAATCACCGGCATGTACTAATACATCCCCACTTCCGAGGATGTTATTGTAAGCTTTTGATGTCAAGTGCTCATGTCTACCATGAGTGTCACTTATAAAGGTCATTCTCATATTTCTTCATTTTGTCCCAATTCAGAAAGTCTTCACCTTTGTAATCAGGATGATTTTTTTTCATATTATCAATCCCTCGAACCCAAACGATTGAAATTGTCAAAACGAAGATAAACATAAAAAACCAGAATGCAATCATTTTTATAAAATTTTGTTTTGAGGGATAACAATACAGGCTAAAAGATAAAATAGTACGGTAGGAAAGGGTGCAAAAATTAAAGCCAAAAAAAGTATTCTCCAAATTGTCGGGTCACTATTTGTATACTCTGCAAGACCGCCACAAACACCACCTATTCTTTTATCGATAGTACTTCTATATAATTTTTTCATATTTCTTTTCTAATAAATTTTTTAATCCCACCAATTTTTTATACCTGAACCATCGAACCAATTTTCCCAGTGGTCGTGTTTCATTTTTTCTTCTTCAGAAAGTTGTTTGAATGTTTCATGGAACTCATCGTAGTTTTGACCCTTGAGTATTAGCCAAAGTTCTTCGAACTCATCTTTCTCGATTTCTCGGGCTCTTTCGAACACCTTACGATTATGTTCTTTTTCTTCAGGAGTTTCTTTGTCTAACATTTGATAGCCACCACCTTCAACTTCTTGAAAATCCCAATCGTGTAAAACAAGTTCTCCAAGTTCGGTTTCCGCTCTGCTTATGTAGGTTGACTCTCTCATGTCATTTATTATTTTAATAACTCTTTGAATTTTTTCAACTTTTTTTAAACGAGTAATTTCTACCTCATGACCGTTTCTTAAAACATCAGATGTCTTTTCTAAGGACTTTGCCAATAGAGATAAATTGAAAGAATAATCCCAACCACGGAACTCCCACAGATTTTTTCTGAAAAACCAAATATTTTTCAAAAACATAGGAATTTTAAATCGGACTGTTTCATATGTTTTGTACCACCAAGTCTCATGGCGTGATATAGTTTTTAATGATTCAAAAAAACTATTTTTTAACAAAATTTTCATCGTTCAATCTTTTAATGTCTATACAATCGTTCTTTCCTACATCATCGAATGATTTCCATAGGTTTAAACTTTTTCCAATTCTTGGAAGAGGATGATGTTCCCTATGTCCACAACAAGTACATTCTCTAACTATCACCCTGACAAATTCTCTACCATTAGGGTGACCAGTACATTGATGTTTTTCTTTTCTATATTCCCAAAAATGTATACCGATGAAACATAGAGGACTTTTCATTTCTTTTGATATTTGAATTTTGAATATTCATCTCGTAAAGCCCAAGACAAAGTGATTAAATCTTCGTTTTTGTAAAGCCTCTCGAAATTCAATAATAATCTTTCTGCCGCATCTTCTTGTTCTTTTGTTTGACATGAAAAATAGACTTTTCTGACCCATGCAAGGGAGTCCAACCAATGTGAGCTTCTTTTATCCATAGAAATTATTTTTACAAAGATAATAAAAAAAATAAGACCCACAAAAAAATTTGCGGGTCTTTTGGAAAGGATATATGAGAACACCTTACGGTGATAACACTCATAAATATATCAAAAATTGAAAAAAATACAAGTTTTGATAGTACTGAGACCATTATTTTAACAAATTATAGTATTCTTTAAAGTGTTTCAATCTGTCTGGTAATCCGATAGTTCCACCGTTCACACACTTTGTAACTGAAGTTACACAAGCATCTGATGCATCCACACATTTGTGAAGACAATTTTTATGAAAGAACCAAGCAGCAGATAAAAGGGGATATTTGGTTGCAACTACATCAGGATTTGAAGTTACATCTTCATTGATTGCTTTACCAAATTCTGTATAGTTGTGTTTACCTGTGAGTTGAATGTAACCTCTACCTCTGAATTTCCAACCCTCCTTCGAAGTTTCATCACCATTTCCCATTCTACTACCATAAACTTTTGCCGCAATCTTTTCAGGATTTCTTGCGTAAGATTCTGCCAAATTTCCCGGAAAATATTTAGGAAAAATCTTTTTTAGACCGTCGGCTGAGTAGTTTAAATTTTCATTTACCACTTTAAAACCACCGGATTCATGACCGCATTGTGCTAAAAAATGTGACAATTTCAATGCCGTATCAATTTTGAATTTATTTGCAACCTCAGGAATTTGAGCTATTACTGAATCGGGTATGTGACCTTTAAGTTTATCTAAATTCAAACCTCCGACTTGTGGTGCTACTTGTGGAGTATCTACAATAACATTTTTACCCATAATTGTTTCCCATGTCTTAGGACCAACAACCCCATCTGGAGTCAAACCATTTTTTGTTTGAAAAGATTTCACAGTATCTTCGGTTTTCAACCCAAAATCGCCATCAGGATTTATACCTAATTTTTCTTGTAGTTTTTTTACATCATCTCCTTTTGAACCTTTCTTTAATAACATAACTAATTTTTTTTATAAATAGTTTATTTCAAAGCACCGAGCATCACGGTGACAACAAAAGAAAAAAACATCCAACCCGCCCATTTTTTTCTTTCATTTAAATGTGATTTTTCGTTGTCCTCTAACATTTTTTTTAGTTTTGTATTTTCTTCCTCAAAACTACGAGATTTGATAGTCAGAACACCAAATGATGAGTTTAAGGATTCTTGTTCTGATTTTAGAAAAACAATCTTATTTTTACTTTGACTTAGACTATCATTTAATTTCTGGATTTCACCTGTCAATTCCATAAATTTTTGATTTATGTCTTGACCTTGTTTGATAGTCATTACAACGACAGAGTCTTTACCTATTACTTTTACCGCTGGATACTGGCAATAACTCGAAAGGCTTACCCCCATTCCCAATATCATCAAGCTTGTCTTTAAGAGCTTCATTTTCTTTTTTTAGTTTTGTATTTTCTTCTTTTAATGTAGAAATTTGTTTGACTGTTTTTTCTACTTTTCCTGTGATGGTTGAATCAGTTCTTTTACTTGTTGAATCAAGGATAAGAAGGTTTTTTTGATTTTCTCCAATGATTGAATCAATAGTTGTAAATGTTTCATCTTGATTTAATTTTGTTTGATTTGGTGATGAACAACCCATAATTATTAAACTAAATAATATAAAGTATTTCATCTTATTTTATTTTACCTAATTCTTGCAATACTGCAATCTTTGATGCCAAAGCGGACGACGTACTATCAGACTTACGTAATTGTTCAACTAAAATTGAAACTTTACTTTCCAAAGCTTCTATTTTAGCGTCTTGTTTGGTTTGTATTTCTTTATTTGATAACTTTATGTCAACATAAAGATACCCAATAGCAACCAAAACAATAAACAAAAGTCCTTTGACTGGGTCTTTTGAAAATTCTTTAAATGTGATAGGTGGTTTTACTGTTGAAACAGCGGTATCCAACGCGGATTTTTTAGTAGCCATTTTTTGTTTTTTAATTCGGTTTATAACTTGGTATATATAAATATGGAAATTGTAAATAAAATAGTATTTATAATAAGTTGATATGTCTATTTTAAATGAAATTAGTAAAATCAGGTCCGTAATGGGACTTTCTGAAGCTAAAAAAAATTCAGAAGATGCTCCATACATGAATGTGAACCTAAAGAAAGTAGTGGATACTTTAACTTTCTTGAAACTTTATAATAAAAAGATTGAGGGTTTACTTTGGAAAATATCTAAATTGTCTGAGGACCGAATTATCGATTTTGAGATGGTGGACAGAGGTTTAAGGAAAATTCTTCTCAAAAAAGGTGATAAAAAAAAGAATATTGAAGAATATTTCAGAAACATCCTTATCTCCTTGAAATTCAGAGAAAGAGGTGGTTATGGAGTTGAACCTGAAAGTGAGGATTATGAATTTGAACCCGAGGAACCGTCAATTTTACCCAAAAAGGTTTATAAGAAGGAATTATATTTTCTACAAATTGAATTAGTGAAGCTACAGGAATGGTTGAGAAAAACGGGTAAAACTGTGATTATAGTTTTTGAGGGTAGAGATTCTGCGGGTAAGGGGTCCACAATCAAAAAATTTACAGAAAATTTAAATCCAAGATACTATAACGTAATTGCTTTAGGTATACCCACACCTGAAGAAAGAAAAAATTGGTGGAATAGATACAGAGAGAAAATCAAACCAGGAATGATAAATTTCCTTGACAGAAGTTGGTACAATAGAGGGTTAGTCGAACCTGTTATGGGATATGGTACCCCTGAAGAATATGAAGATTTTATGGAGAACGTTGAGAATTTTGAGAACGATTTGGTAAAAGAAGGAGATTATCTCTTTAAACTATGGTTTTCAATTGACAAAGAAACTCAAAAAAGAAGATTCCAAATGAGACAACAGTCTCCATTAAAATATTGGAAGTATTCCCCTAATGACGCTCAAATGCAAGATTTGTGGGACAGATTCACAGAGTTTAAAGAAAAATTGTTTGATAAAACTTCAACAGTAAATCACCCGTGGGTAATTATTGATTCACAAGATAAAAGAATCTCAGGGTTGAATTCCATAAGATATGTTTTACAAAACATACCATATGAAGGTAAAAACGAAAAAGTTTTAGAGGGAGTTTATCCTGAAGTTTTAGCTGTTTTGAGACCTTAAAAATCTTTGTTTATATCTCGTATGGACATCATCATCCATATGTCAAAAATTATGAATACTAATATGTGTTCAATTTCTGATATTGGTAAGTTATTTTTATAATAATTCCGTTGAAATAACCACATGAATATTTTGTAACCACAATAAATTCTACAGAAAAGGAATAAAAATCCCACTAAATTTTTCATAACTAAAAATAAAACTATTTATATAAAAAAACAATTTTTTATGGATAAACTGAAAACCCTAATAAAAGAGAGTTTAGAAGAATACTTGGACAGGTCTTTAGTGATGAAAGAAAATGTTGAAATTTCTGATTCATTAAAATATCACATTGAAAACGGATTATCACTTACAAATAACATTTTTAGAGTTTATTCAGAGGGATATTTTAAATTGGTAAATGAGGTGAGAACTCTTTGGGAAAACGGTTCTATTGAATTAAATGAAGAAGATACATTGATGGTTGAATCAGACTTAGGAAAGAAGGTAAAAATAGACGGAGAGATAGTTTATTTGGATGCGCCCTATATTTTAGAGGAATGGACAGAGGAAGAAATCATCGAAGAAGCCAAACACAGAGGTAAAAATGTAAAATTAAATAAACCTTTCAGAACACCGGGTGGTCCTAAGAAATTTGCGGTTTATGTTAAATCAAAAGGGGGTGGTGTTAAAAAAGTAACCTTTGGTGACCCTAAATTGAAAGTTAGGAATAGAAATAAAGGTGCTGCCAAATCTTTCAGAGCACGACATAGATGTGACCAAAAAAAGGATAGAACTACCGCTGGTTATTGGTCATGTAATGTTGGAAGATATGCAAAACAATTAGGTTTAGCTTCTAAAAATGCTTGGTGATGGATGTCGAAAGAATAAAAAAATATTTACAAAATTATTTGGATTCAGTTGTAACCTCTAGAATCAAACAAGATTTACCAGAAGGTGAAGATGTCAAGTTCATTGTTCACGATATCCTAAAGGGAAGTTATAATCCTCCAATAATTCATGTTTTTATTGATACTGAGCCTGAGTCTTTTGTGTCTAAAGGTTGGGATGTCCCACATAGAAAACATAAATCTGTAGAAAAAGATGTAGAAGATTTTTTCAAACTATTATCTATAGATAATAAGATAAAGGTACATTGGAACAAAAGACCCTTTTTCAGAAAAGGAAAACAGAGAAATGACTTTTCCATTTAAACAAAATAAAACGGAATCTGGGAAAATTATCAGAACTTTCTATCCTGATGTGGATACAGAGGAGTTGAAATGGCATCAAGATTTGAAAGACCGAAAAGTTACCGTTATTGAAGACGGAGGGTGGTCTTTTCAAATCGATGACGGATTGCCGAACAAATTGTCCATTGCCGAGCAAATCTTTATCCCAAAACTTGTTTGGCATAGAGTAATCAAAGGTACAGGAAAACTTATTGTTGAAATTGAAGAATAAAACCCACCTGATGGTGGGTTTTATTTTACGCAATATCCGGTTGTTCGTAAATTGGAGGCGCAGTTTCAGTTACGAATAGATTTTGAATTTGGTCTTGATATGTCCTGTAATTTTGTGTTTCTTCAACAAATTCAATAGGAATGACTCTTGATTCAGTAGTCTCTTCAGTATAGTTTAGACATTCTTGATGAACTTGTTCCTGTATTTCGGCGGAACATAAATTTTTGTTAGTTTCTTTAGATGAGAAAATTTTTCTCACTGTGGAAAACAAATAATCATCTACATCTAATAAAAGATAATCAACCCTGCTATCTTCAGCATTCCAAAAACTAAGTTCTTTTTCTCCATCTAAAGATTTATATCCTGCGAATTTATAACCTGAAATTTTATTGATGAAATAGACCAAAATACCCCGCCTCCAATACTTCTCGAAATATTGTTTTTCTCTACTGTAAGTTGTACACCATCTTGTTGTTGCACCATATTTTGCGGAAGCGGCAAAGGTCAAAGGTCTGATAATAACCCACTTGTCGTCCTCATATTCTTTTATAATTTCACCCTCTAAATCTTTAGTCCATTCTTTCATTGAAGCGAGTGCGATGGCTCCTCTGATTGAATCTAAATCATCGTATTTTAGGACATCTTTGTTTTCGACCAAACCCCTTTCCATATATTCCATAAATTGAGTGATTGAGTTTAAGGTGTCGTTGGTAAAATAATCAATCATATGGGTTATTACATAAATCTCGTTTGCATCTAAATCTTCCACGTCAAGTCCTGAAGAGGTCAATCTTGATTTGTATTCCTCCATTCGAGATTTTACTTCATTTTCATATTGAAGATTTACGTCAAATCTTTTTGAAAAAATTTTACAAATTAGAGGTAAATATTTGTTTGATTTTGAAATGTCCAACCTTGTCATAATATCAAAAAAAGACAAGTTTAGATGAGGATACTTTTCTTTGAGTTCTTTTATACGAGACATGATATTTTTTTTTCAAATGATAATTGAAAATTGAATTACAGTCAAAAAAAAAGAAGGTGAGTTATTCACCTTCTTTTAGCGGAGGCTCAGGGATTCGAACCCCAGTTACCCTCACGAGTAATTCAGTTTTCAAGACTGACGCATTCGACCGCTCTGCCAAACCTCCGTTGGTTTTACAAAACAATAATACTATATTTGTGATATGAAAACAATAATTTCTATAATTTTTATTCTAATATTTCAGATGTGTTATTCACAAACCTCTGACCTTCTTTATGTACCAAAGGATAAGTCTCTTCTTGTTACCTACAACAATAATTCAGGAGTTGGTTTTTACGTGGGAGGTAGTTTTATCACATATTTTACTCAACAGTTTGTTTATACACGACCAGTTGCTATCATAAACAGACTAGGTTTGAATTTAACATATAAAAATAAAACCTCCGTTTTATTAGGAGCCTCGATAAATAAAAATTTTAATTTATTAGATTTACAACCCGAGTTGTGGTTAAAAATAAATCCTCTAAGAATCATTCTTAAAACCCCTAAAGGATTCGATTTATCGTTTGCTGTTGGATATTCACGGGACATCAAATATGGTCTCGGAATGTCAATAAACTATTGGTAATATTTATCAGTATGTATGTAAATTTTTTTAAAAAAATAATTGTTGGAAAACCTATAATTGTTGGTACTTACCAATATAATTTTTTGGATGTAGTACCATATGAAGAAGGTCTTGAAGATACTCCTGCTTTTATTGTAAATGTTACAACAAAGAATCCATTTCAATCTTATTGTAAACAAAAAATGTTGGACGATATCCAACAAATAATATTTGATAAAATTAGATTGATTGGTTTAGATAATAAATTATCGTTTGGTTTGGATTTGGAATTTAACGGCATGGAGCCTTTGAGCGTTTTTGTAAGTCAGGAGGACAGAGAAAAACTCATTTTCCAATTAAACAAAAAACTGAAATTTTTCAAATATAAGAATCAAAAAAAACAAGAAGTTGTTTTCGAGGTTGAATTTTCAGCGGCGGAAAACTTTGTAAACGTCGAACGGAGTGATGAGATATATTTCAGTTTTGATTTGAATCTTAGACGTTTTGAAGTCGATGGTCAACCAATACCTGTGATACAAAAATATGGGAATAGATTTAATGATTTTGCAACAATGATTCAGCAAGAAATATGTTCAAATGATGATACCTTTCGTGTTGAAATTGAAAATATCATTTATGATGTGATAGAACCATCTATGCAATTGACCTCAACAGAAATGTATTATGTTGCTAATTTTTTTGTTACAAAAATAAATGGTGTTGAAGTAGAACAAAAATTCGGTGTTGACCCTGCAGACTATCCAGAATTTATTTAGAAATTCTGTTTTTTATTTGTAATAATAATTCTCTCAAAATTTCGGAAACGGCAAGAACTAATCCTGAACCTATAATTCTTGAAACAATCAAATCCAAATTTTTTTCTAAATCTCCTGTTTTCAAAAAATCGACAATATCCATAACTATTGGGACTACAAATCCGTAGGATACTATTTCTGAAATCGAACTCAAACTGATTCTCAATGACTGAATAAAATTCATGAAAGATTTTTTCAATTGTAATCCTACTGAAAGAACTTCCTCAAAAGGTTCTTCCAGATTTTGATTTTTGATTTCTTCATGAATCCTTTTGAAATACTTTTTGTTATCGTAGAAGATTGCTGCCGCACAACCAATCAATATCAAAGCGGCTTGATTTTCATCTAATTGAAAATTTCCTGTTTTTATCAGTTGGTCTAATGGTAGGACCATTCCACCTAATGCCGCGCCCCATGTAAGTAATAATTTTGTGTTGATGGAATATTTTTTCTTTACACGGTGTACAATATTTTTTGCGAAGGAATACATTTCCTTCATGTATTCGGAAAATTTCTCACTATTGGTTTCCAACACTAATCTTCTAAATTGATTTTCAGTAATTACAAAATCCATAACAATAAATATACTCGTAGTATTTATTATAGTATGAAAAGTATAACAAATGCTCCTTTGTCTGTTGGAGATAGAATAATGTGTTTATACATGGAAGGTGAAACTTCTGTAACTCCTGGTACTTTGGGGAAAGTTACGGCAATAACAAAAGACCCTTTCGAAAAGGATTCGGAAATAATTTCAGTAAAATGGGATAATGGTTCTTCACTTTCCTTACTTACTGTTACCGACGCATGGAAAAAAATTGTAGACGACAAAATCAATGAGTCCAAGGATTCGGCTTTGGAGTCTTTTAAAAGAAATAAAGAAATTTTCAAACATTTTGATTGGAGATTTTTTAGAGATTTCCTATACAAGTTGAGGGACACAGGAATTGTAAATATGTTCGGTGCGGCACCTTTGATTTATGCGGGTAAGGACCATATTGACCGGTATTACGGAGAAGGTAAAGAAGATGATGAGGATTTTCAAGAATTCTTGAACGATGCCGAAAAGGCTAGAAATCTTTTTATTTCAAACTTGATAGAATATATGGCAGCCAAAAATATGGATGTTGATAATATGGATTTGGTAAATTCAAAGGCCAGAGAAATCAGTAAGAAATTTTTAGATATATATATTTCCTTTAGTTAGATAAAGGGGCCTTGATTGATGGATGAAATTCATAATTTTTCAATTTCAAATCCTCAAATTTAATTTCATCCCAATCTACCAAATATCCATCTTTGAATTTGAAATCAAAATCTAAATCTAAGGTAGGTAAATTGAACGGTTCACGTTCAATTTGTTCTTTGGCTTGTTCAATGTGGTCAAGGTATAAATGTGTGTCACCCAAATTACCAATAAGTTGGTCAGGTATCATGTTTGTTAATTTGCCGAGCAACATAAGTAAAAGTCCATACGATGCGATATTGAAGGGCAACCCAAGAAATGTATCCACAGAACGTTGGTTCCACATAAGAGAAATTGCTCTTTTTGGAGTTTTGTCGTAATAATCATTCTCGAAATCAGGAACTACGTTTTCATCATACTCCATACCGGTTTCGTAGTTATTATTGAACCAAATCTTATATCTTTCACTATATGAAAGTTCACGAGTATATACTTGGAACCCATAGTGACAGGGTGGTAAAATCATTTCATCAAGTTCACCTACGTTCCACGCATTGACCATCATACGTCTACTATCAGGGTCACTTTTCAATAGATGAATTAGTCTCGAAATTTGGTCGTACCAAATTGAACCAACTGAACCATCAGATGTGGTCATCCACCCTTGCCATTGTCTCCATTGCTTACCATAGATAGGCCCCAACTCGCCCCACTCTTTTGCAAACTTTTCATCTGTCTTGATAAGATTGATAAACTGCTCTTTGTTCCAAATCAAATCGGGGTCACCCTCACTTTTCTGTAAAAAGTTTTTGTATGCATCACCATCCCAAATGTGACAATCGTTATCTACGAGATATTTGATGTTGGTATCTCCACGTAGGAACCACAATAACTCGGTTACCATTGTTTTCCAAGCCATTTTCTTAGTTGTAAGAAGTGGAAAACCCTCAGACATGTTGTGTCTTATGGTATATCCGAAAATTGAAAGTGTACCGGTTCCAGTACGGTCAGTTTTGGTGGTTCCGTAAGATAGAATGGATTTTAGTAACCCTTGGTATTGAGAATCTAAGTTATTCATTTATAACTTTTTAGACCCGCATGAAGTTTTGCATTATTCAATGCGAGTTGGATTGCGTTTAATTTATCCATCAATGGATTTAACTCCATGAGTTTTTCTACAGAATGCAAAACATGGTCTTTCAGTTTTAACCTTTCTGCTTCCTGAAGTAAGTTTTCTACCAATTCTTCATTTTTCATAAAAAAAGATTCGAAATTATTTTTCAATCAACATAATAGTGTTCTGAATGGGAAATCTAGCAACGGGTAATCTACTTGACTCCTCGTTTGTTGTTTCTTTCATTACTTCATAGAAACCTTCCTCTTTAACTTTTACAGTAGGAACATTTGAACAAGAGAAAATAATTTTTGTGTTTTCGGTAACCTGAACGGTTTTTGTTGTGGTGTTGAATAATAGTGTAAGCATTTGATTATTTTTTTAAAATGGAAACAAGCGGATTTAAATAAGGCTACAAGCAAATTACCAAGTTACTAACAGAAATTTGAATCACACTTGTTTCCGAAACAAACTTACAACAATTTTTATTTGTAGTCAAATCTAAAAAAGATATTTTCAAAGATATTTATAAAGAAAAAAATTATGAATCCGTGGTTTTTACAACAAGTTACTAACGAAGAAAAGGAAAATATTTTATCAAAACATAAAGAGCTTTACAATGGTTATCAAACGATGCAACCAAAAGTTTCTAATGAGCAACCACTTTATGTTCAAGATTTTGCAAAAGATAAGTTGGGTGCAACATTGACAAATGATGGTAAACTTGTTGGATATACCAATAAGATTTATGAGCAATTTGACCAACACATGACTGAGGAAAAAAGTATGTGCTCTGAGTGTGGCTCAGAAATGAGAGAAGGAGAATGTTCAGAGTGTGGTTACAAAGGTGAAATGGAAGAGGAAACTGATACAAAGGAAAGAAAAAAATCAAGATTTGAAAAATGGATGGAGAGTGATGAAGATACAAAGTTGGAAAGGGCTCTGAAAAAATTTGGTGATTTCTTGGTAGATTTGGAGGATGAGATAGATGGTAGAAAAAAAGAGAAAGAAGAAACTAATGAAGGAATTTTTGATATCCCGACTATCAAAAAGGCTTTCAGAAAAAAAGAAGTAAGAGATAGAAAACCATATGAACCAGAAGCTATAGAAAAAATTATAAAACTTATACAGGACTCAAGAACTGAAGAACATTTGAATACAAGTATGAGAATGTACAGGTCTTTAGAAGAAATGAATCCTGAGATGAATCCTGCTTACAAAATGAGAGTTCTGAATGCCTATAAAAGAAAGGCGGATGAGTTAGGTTTCTATTTGAATAAAGCGGCTCTTTATGAGGTAGGGGGTAAATTAGACGACATTTATAATGTAAAAGATTTAGATTTAAAAGGGGAGTTTGATTATGTAGAAGGTGGTGACAACTATGATAATAGTTTTGAAAAAGACCACCATATGAAAAAAATTATGAGTAAGGAAAATGCCACTTCTAATGCTCCTATGGGCAAACACTACAATGAGATAGAAGAACCTTATAATTTTAAATCAGGTGGACCTGTTGGTGATGGAGGTACTTTGAGACAAAAACCGATTTCAAGTATAAAGTCTGCAGCAATTGGCCTTAAAGAGGGTGGCTTCACAGGAGGTGGAAATGCTCCCGATATGGATTTGAGTAATGTGGACCCAGCTTTCAATTTCGATTCAGAAGGACCCGTTGATGATACATTCACAATTCCTGCCGATGATATGGATTTAGATGAGAAAGACGTAAAAAAACCATATAAATTTGTATCAGGTGGAGGTAACGAAAATGGGGGGGATGTTTACCCTGTATATGAGGAAATGTCCTCCGCATGGGATGAAGAACTTGATGAGGTTGATATTTCAGGGGCCCAAGCATCACAAACTTCAGCAAAAAAACCATATGCGTTTGTTAGTACAGGTCCCGGTAAAGCGGGTCCGTATCAAACTCATAGTTGGGGGGGTGAACAACTCGGTGGATATGAAGGTGAGAATGAAGATGCTTATTGGGATTTAGAACCAAATGAGTTAGACCCAGATAAAATAGACAGAGAAGCCTCTTGGGAAGATATAACATCTATGACAGGTGAGGATGAATTTTCAAATCTGAGTGAAGATATCGTTGAAAACATTGTGGTTCAGAAGAACAAAATCAACGAGATGATGGAACGAATGAAAAAATTTAATTGATAGATAAACCCCTCTTATGAGGGGTTTTTTAATAAGTCAAAAATTCGATTATTTTTTATATCAAACCAAGTGAGTTTGGTTGATGTATCTTTGTGAAGAATTTCATCAAAAATACAAAATTCGAAAATATCTTGATTTAGGCAATTCAATTTCGTTACAATATTTTTTATTTCATTCAGTCCGAATTCTAATTCAAATTTCAATGACTCGTAAAATTTCTTTTCAGGAATATAAATGTTAAAATTAGTTAGGTTGTTTGGTAAAATAACTTTATGAGGGTAATCATAAGATTTGGTGAAATTAAAATTTAGAACCAAGTCATATTCTGAAAAATCCGACACATCCAAAAAATTCTGATTGTAATTTAATATGATTAAATTTTTTTTTGGTTTAATTGGTTCAAAAAAATTATTTTGAATCATCATTATGTTCTGAGGTAATGTTCCCTCGTAGTTTTTAAAAAAGGGATGGGTGTCATCCCAATACTTTAAAGTTTTTTTGAAATTATTTATATCCTCCGAGCTTATTTCCTTTTTTTCAATCAACTTAGTTTTTTTAATAATTGATTTTTCGTCACCAAACTTTGAAAAATGAAAACCCCCTTCAATTATTCTATAGTGTATTGAGTAAACTACGTTTTTGTTGAAATAAAGATTTTCTATAATCTTATCGTCTCTAAGTAATTGTGAAAAGGTGAAACAAAATGTTCCCAAATGGTTTTCATTGTTTACATACTCAGTAGAGCAAATGAAGTTTTTCTGTAAAAATGCAATTGGTTCAAAAGTTAAAATTTTATCAAAATCGTCCAAATTAAACTTAGGAGGTAATTCATCCACTTCAGAGAAAAGTATATAATCTTCATAGTCTAAATTCATACTTTTCAATTGATTGGAAATTACTGATTGAATTTTCGTAATTTGAAATTCAATATCAGTGTCTTTGTGATGAGATTCAATGTCACACTTCAAATAAATAATTTTGTCTGACCAATTCTGAAAAAAAATTTGTTTCGTATGATAATTGAAATCCTTTTTTTCTCCTTCAAAATCACGGTTAGATTCAACTACTATGAAATAGTCTACAAAATCGTATAACTCAGAAACCCTGAATTTAAGCATGTCAATTTCATCGTATATGAAACAACAGTCAATAATTGATTTTTTTTTCAATATAAAAAAAATTAGATTGAGTTTATTGATAAAAGTATCTATTTTTAATATACAAAAATTTATAAAAATGTCATCAAACTATTTTTTAGCAGACCAAAGAAATAATACCAATCATTTAAATTACTATTATTTCACAGACGGATTTACTCCTGAAGAAATTATTGAAATAAGAAAAATTGGGGACAACTCCCCCAAAGAAAAAGGTACAACTGTATCTGACGATAAAAATATAGTGAATGAATACAGAATTAGTGATATATCATGGCTTGGAGACAACTCAGAAACAAGTTGGATTTATAGGAAGATTTCTGATTTAGCCAAAATAGCTAATAGAGAGATGTGGAATTTTGATATTTGGGGTTACCATGATAGTTTACAGTATACAATTTATTATGGTGATGGTGGACACTACGATTGGCATGCAGACTTAGGTCCGGGTATTTCTAACAGAAAACTATCTGTGGTACTTCAATTATCTGACCCAAGCGAATATGAAGGTGGTGAATTAGAAATGAATCCTGGAGGAAATTTATTGGTGGTACCAAAAAAGTTAGGTTTAATCTGTTTTTTTCCATCATTCCTTCTACACAGAGTAAAACCCTTGACCTCAGGTACTAGACGTTCTTTGGTTACATGGTTATGTGGTGCAAATTTCAGATAGAATGATAAGAGAAAAAGTAACCGTAAAAGATTTTTCCACAATTGCTAAAGAGTACAAACATTATTTGTGGCATTTTGTCCAAAAAAAACAGAACAAAACAAGATTAGCGTATTATTCTTATTTTGACAAAACAAACCATTCAGGACATCCCAACCCTATGATTCCATTCGTTGATAAGTTAGATTTACCCTACTTTGAATCCTACACTGAAGAGAGTATCGATTTTTTAATGGATACAAATATACACGGAGACAAACTTTATCGACCTATTTTTGACCCCGTTGAGTATGTTTATCGTAGGCAATTTTATTCGCCCATTTTTTCTTCGTTTAACCATTACAATCGAGTGAGTTGTACTTTAAACTATTGTTATTGTCCTGAGGGTTTCATTCAAGTTATTGCAGATTTAGATTTGAAGTACATCTTGGACTTGGAGTTGAAATTAGACTAACGTTCAGTATTGAAGAAAAACACTTGGAATAATCTCCCATCATACATGTCTTTACCAAAATAATCCAAAGAGACATGGTAATTGTCGGCTCTGTACATTACACATCTATTGAAAACATTACCTATTCTGTCAACCATTTCCCATTTTGTATAATCTTGACAATCTGAACCTGGAGGAGCGGCTTCTTTATAACCTGGTTCATTTTCTCTTTTATAGTCGAAATGTTGCCAACCTGTGGCTTTGTGTCTGAAAATACCTGTTCCTGAACTGAGAGGTGCATCAGGTGTCAAATATATAAGTGCGGCCCAATCTGTTGTTGAATCAGCATGAATCCATGAACGGTCAGCAGCAACTGTGTATTGGAATGAACCGGTATATTCACCTCCCCACCATACAATATCACCTGCAAAAGGAGAAAGAATCTCTCTGAACTTATTTTTCAAAGGCTCATTCAGAAAAGAAATTGTTCTTTGACCGGGATAATTTCCTCTAACTTTGAATTCTTGTTTTAGGGCGAAGTCACGAACTTCTTGAGGATTTTCATAGAAGTTATCTATTGTTAGTGAATTAAATCTCATTTGATAAAATTTGTTAAATAAAATATAGGTAGAAACTCGAGAAAAAAAAATATTATTTTTTTTATGGGATATGATTTTTACTATCTTTTTAAATATTTGTATATAAATTAGTTGGTATATGGAAATCAAAGAGATAGTATCATATTTTTTGAATACAGATGCAAATATTTTAGAAGTATCTTTCAGAACAATTGAGGATAATGAGGATGTTCTAAGAACCGATAATATTGACTACACTTTCGTGCAAGATTATGGATTTGATTTAGTTACTGAGTCTTTTGATTTTTTCGATGATGAATTTGAAGACTTGGAAGAAGGAGAATCCGAAAAAATTGAACTAGATGAGGACGAACTTGTTATATTTTTGAACGAATACTATACAATAAATCCACAAGATTTACCTAAAGCAGATTTTTACTAAGGTCCTACCCTGTTTAAAGAAATTATAAGTCTATAATGCGGACCATCTTTCCCATTTGGGGCAAAATCTAAACCTGATAACTGTAAGGTTTCAAACAAATCACTATCCACTTGGAATAAAATTCTGTGGTAGGTACCTCTATCTTTAGGTTTATAATCAAATTGGATTTTTCCTAGTGTGTAGGCATCGTAACTCCAAGGAACCCTTGAATAAAAAATTTCTTCGGGTTGTTCTCCATATTCCCATCTGTCTCTTTGTCCATTTTGTATTCTATTATGCCATACCATTTTAATACTTACGTAATCAAAATGTAAATAAAAATTATCTATTATAATTGAATCAAATGGGTCTGGTAAACTTGTATTGTGGAAAAGTTGGCCGGAAAGATAGGTGGTGTCTTTGGTGTTTGGTTGGGAGGTTTGAATTACGGTAAGTTTTGACACAACGTATTTACCACTTAGAGTAAGTGTACTAATATTTGTTACATACTTCTCACAGGAAGAAAAAATAACTAAAAAAAATAGTATTAGTATTCTCAAAATCATCCTATAAATATAGAAATCATATTTGAAGAAATCAAAGTATTTATTTTAATGAATTTAGACGTAGAAAACCTGATAAAATTTTTCGAAAAACACACAGTAAACTCCTCAAAACAAGAGATGGGTGAACAAGAGGCTGGTGGTGGAGGTGCTGGTGGTGGAAAGGGCAACAACCCTTCGAAGTGGGCTGACACGGTTGGTGGTCCAAAAAGAGGGGTTGCAAATAGTTTACCGAAAAAAGGGCAATTTTGGTCTCAGATTCATGGTGGACCCACTAGGGGCGTCGCAAATAAATTGGGAACAGCATGAGAAATAGAAATCTTACCCCTAAAAATAGTTTGGAATCAATCCTTTTGAATATGAGATATGATTCAAAAAGAACTCTTTCTGAAAATAAAAAAGAAATTACGGAACAAATAAGTGGTAGTTATATCACAAGTCACTTAGGAGGAGAATTGTATGTACCAGAAACCAAAAAGTATGACCCTTCAGAATACCCAAATTATTGTAAATATCCTGACATGACTGTCGATGTCGATGAGGGAACCGCAATTGGTTTTCAAGGATATTGTAAATATACTAGACCTGAACAGAGAGTTCAGAAATCAGACAAAGTTGGAATTTGGATTCCTCAAGATGCCACAATAAGTTTTTGGTCTCCCCAACGTTGGAAAGAAACTGCAAATTATATCGCAGACAAATGGTTTGAAAAAATCCCTTGGGTTGGAAAAGACAAAAATACCTACAAAGACAAGCTGTTCAATAATTTCATGAAAATTTTTCCTATTGATACAGTTGAGCGTTTCACTTTTCCTGGTGATACCGATTCTTATATAACCGTACTTGTCATGAACGAAGACGGGACGTGGTATTTTAAAGGATATTTTATTGGTGGGATGAACGGTCAAATGTATGAAGAACCGAAAGATGGACGAAATGCTTATCAAAAATTTGCAGATAATTTTTCTTGGTGGAAACAAATAATAGCTTTTGTTGGTCTAGCCGTTGTAACAAGAGGATTATCTGCCAGATTCGGAATGACTCAAGCTCAAGCATATATTACAGAAGTTTTATTCAGTTTAGCTATGGGCGGTGTTGTGGGAGTTCGTGAATTTCAAAAAGGAAAAAATGTTGCGGGGGTTTTAAGTTTTATTTTAGCAGCAGTTCCTGCGCTCAGAGGGATTCCCGCATTTAGGAATGTTAAACCAGAAGTTTACAATTCATTAGTTGATGATTTGAGTAAAGCAACTTTAGAAACTTCAGATGACGTAACGAGGTTTTATACCGAATTAGCACAAAGTGGTCCCTTAGGATTAGAAAAACAAAGACTATTCACACAAATATTTAATGGTGGAGACGATTTGACAAAAGAACTGATTGAAAAATCTCTGAAAGAACTTGTTGAAAATCCAACCTCCCTTGTTAAATTGGCTGCTCGAACCGTAGGTCAAAGTCCAGAACAATTTTGGAGAATAACTTTTTTGAAAAGTGTATTCGGTAAAGAACTCAAATGGGCGGGTTTTATTACATTGTTAGGTTTGGGAGCCGAACTCTTTTTGGGAAGGTACCTCAATGATGAAGAAAAAACAATATTAGAGAGCGTTTATCGCATAATTCCTGAATCACATAAAAAGGAATTTGAATATAATTTAGCCAATCACCCTGAAAAAATTCCGGAGGTTGTAGAAACTTTCAAAAATGAAGTTTTACCTTCCAAAGGAAAACAATTTGATGAAAATATAGGTAAAGCGGTAAATATCCACATGAAAGATATTATTGGGGATGACTATATAGAATTAGAAGAAGACCCTGTAAAAGGAGATTCAACCGAAATTGAAGACACACCTGAAAATATAAAAAAATATATTGATTTAGGCTATAAACAATTTAAGGATTTTTCATCTGATGAAAAAGTCAGTAATGAAACTATATTTATTGGTACAAAACTTTTCATAAAACCAATCAAAAAGAATTAGAACATGAAAAATGTGAGTAGAAAACAAAATTTGTTATCTGAAGACATAAATAGGATGAGAGAAATTATGGGTCTTATACCTTTGAATGAAGCTGCCAGTATAGACCCACTCCAACCACTCTTCAAACTCCTTAGAGGCACTGCGAGAAAAATTCTCAAACCTGAAATAGCACCAGGTATAACACAACAGGGTCAGAAATACTTGATTTATAAAATAGCAGGTAAGGAAGTTACAGAAGACGTTTATATGATGTTCAACAAATTATTGAATACGGAAGGTGATGAATTTAAAAATGCCTATCAAGCCTTTATTAAAAGATTTGCGGGCGAGACCGATGAAATGTTCAAAACAAGAATAAGAAACTTATTACAAATTTTGGGAGAGGAATATACTACAGAATTATATAAAGAATTTTTTAAAAGTTGGTTCAAAAAAACTGCAGATTTATTTCCAGATGCATTGAAGTCTGAAAAGGCTTTTTATAGATGGATGTCAAATGCCAAAAAGAAAGCTATAAAAGATGGTAAGGAGTGGAACATGTATAATTGGTTGAAAAATAAATCTGATGAAGGTGGCGTCAATCTCTTAGATGATGAATTAGATTTAGAGGGATTGTTGCCTACGTTGGAAAGGAGATTAAAAGAGTATGATGAAAATCCCTTGAATTTCAAAACTGAGGTAGTTAAAAAAACACCAGGAAAAGTGGTTCCATTGTCTCAGGACCGTATAAATTATTTGAAAAGATTCTTGAAAAGTAGAAGTAGTCTTTTTTCAACTATTTTTAGTAATTGGGGAAAAACTTTACAAGAATATGAGGCTGCCGTTTTGGGATACATGGAGGCGTATGCAGATGATGTGATAAAAGCGAAAATGTTACCCGCAAATGTTCAAAAAGAAACTTTGGATACACTAAGTGCCGCTTATGCACAACAAGTTGCACTAATTCTAAGGAAGGCTAAACTCAAATTTGGTGACGACGCAATACAGATTTTAGAGGATTCAGGATTACCTGATGATATAATTGCTCATTTCAGAAATAATCAGGATGATTTTTTCAAATATTTCAATGAAGCTTTTCAAGGGGCTGATAGTGCAATTCAAACTTCAGTTGCGGAATCGATGTTCAACGCATCTAGACAATTTGTTAGAACCATGGGTAAATTTATGGTGGATTTTTACACATTCAAATGGGTAAAAATAATTAAAGAATTGTTAAATCCTGAAACAAATTTAGGGACTTGGTTTTGGACAAATTCGTGGTCAGGCTTTGATACATTATATCAAGTTGCGGCGAAGAATGCACTACTTTCCAAAAATCCAAGATTTGCAAAAGCTTTTGCTGAAGCTGTAATTTGGACTTCTGTAGCATCTGCTGCAGGTTTTTTGTTGAGAACTGGTTGGGAGACTTTCAAAGAACTCGGAATAAAAGGACCAACTCAACTTATTATAGTACCCCTATGTAACGCAATCGCAGATTTTATACCAAGTTTGAAATATTCCGTAGACCCTAAAACGGGTGAAGGTGTGGAAGGTTGGTGCCCATTACTTGATGAAATATCCCAATTCGAGAGGCAGGGATATGCTGCTATTACAATGGCAATACCAGATGGAATTGTTGATGCTTGGGAACAATCAGTTGCACAAAAAGGTTACGTGGGAATTGTGGGTAGTGCTTTACCATTAGTTGCACAAATATATGGATTTATTGAAAGAATACCTTATACATTAGGTGCTTTCAGACCTGATGTTAAACCACTTCATAATAAGAGTGAAGAGAAACAAAAGGAGTTGGAAAAAGTCACAAAAGAAGAATCTAACAACGAAGTGGATTTGAATGATATTAATTTAGCGGACTCTTCGAGTATTGAGGCTGATTTACAAAACCAATAACAGTAATGAATCTTTTAGAACAAACTATTGATTTGAATAATCTTAATTGGCCTGACCTTTTGGCAAGGGCTGAAGAGGAATTCCGTAAACTCACAGGTGAGAATTTCAAAGAAAATGAAACTAGAGTTTCACAACTATATGAAATGATTTTGGATTATAATAGTGCAAATCCGAAAAGTGCTATTAAACTTACTGCAGGTTCAAACGACTTACTGAAAGATTTAAAAAGCTTCCAAGTTATTTTTTATGAAAGAGGTAGAATGAAACCTGCTTTCGAAAAAATATGGAGAGCAAAGGTTACCCCACCCAAGGCAAATAATATCATAATAACGAATAGTTTTCCTGAATTTGTTAGAAAATATAGTCTCAAAAGAAAACCAAAATTGGAAGGTTTTGCTGGTGTATATAGAGACGATGAGACATACGATTTCTATAATATAGTTGCAGAGGACAATGAGTTATATTTTAGAGAGTTATTAGGAAAAGTGCCCTTGACACAAGATGGGGATAATTTCAAATCTGCAGATGGTAAATATAATTTGAAATTTACGAAAGATGCTGACGGAAAGGTTACGGGGGGTAAGTTTAAAATTAGAAAAGACGGTATTGAATATGAACACAATGTAACAAAAATTTCTGAAGGAGATGGTGGTGGAGGTGGAGAGGAAAAAATCAAAGATGATGTTTGGAAATGTATAAATGTTTTCTTGAATGATAACAATTATATTTTACTTTCTTATAAAGTAAACAAACCTCAAACTTGGGTTGCGATAGGCGCAAAAGTAAACGGAGAAAAAACTGAGTTAGCATTTGACGAGGACTATACTGCATATCATAGAACAAGAGAAGGTGAAAAAATAATTAAAAAAGGAAAGTGGGAATGTACTGACAACGGTACCTCTTTTATTATTAAATGGGATAATGGTAAAGTTTACGACCCTAAAGAAACTTTGGGTGATGCAGGTGTTGACGGTGATAAAAATTCAGATGGACAAGGTACTGGTGAGACGGGAGAAAAAAGAAAAGTAAAATCTAACGTCGTACCTTGTAAAAAATATTATAACGCTCCAAATGAGAAAGAGGTTCTTTCGGGAAAGAAAAAAATAACCAAATGCATGACCGGACCGATAATTGCTAAAATACAAGAAATGCCTGTTTTTCAGTCGTACCTTTTTGATGTACTGAGAGGTAATGGAGAGATAGAAAGTACTGACAACATGTTTGGTCCATACATGGAAAAGGCGGTAAAAATATATCAAAGTACAAACGGATTATATACTTTGAACGTAGGTTCAAGTGGTACAATAGATAAAAAAACATATGAGCTTCTTTTAGCCCAAAATCAAAATAGACCCGGGCCGGGTCCAGAACCACCTAAACCCCCAACTCCGACTCCAACTCCATCACCAGCACCGGCACCAAAACCACAATTTTCTAACCAAAAAACAAAATTTTAATTATGAAACGTAGAATATTAAAAGAACAAGCTACTGATAAACAAACCAAGACCAATAATTTAAATAAGGCGATGGAATTGGGTTGTTTTGATAGTTTAGATTTAACAATAAATCCAGAAACAGCCCAAGAAAAAGATGGTAATATTGTTTTGTTTGCTAAAGGTAATGAATCAAAGGCTGATTGGCAAATAACTTTTGAACCTGATGTAAAAAATAAGGATGCAAGAGGATTACAACAATTAGGTAAAATAGTTAAAACATTAGACCCTAAAGAATTTCACATTTGGACATGTAGAGTCCTACAAACTGAGTTATCCAAACAAACTCAACCAAACACCACGAATAACACAAATGGAAATACAAATCAAAATGGTCAGCCCGCTAAAGAAACTGAAGTTGGAGACGAGTCAATTGACCCTACATTGAAGGATGCGTTGAACGCAGCTAAAAACAATCCACTTCAAGAAATAAAGGTAAAAGATTGTGTTGCGGCAATAAAATTGTTTTTTCAATATTCGAAAAATGCACCTGGACCTGATTTAGGACAATTTCATGAAGTAGTAAAGAATAGTGTATCCAAATGTGCGAGACAGGAAAACATGAAAAAATTAAATAGGAAAACAAAGCAAGAGATAAATACGATGTTACAAACGATAGCTAACTATGCTCAAAGAGATAAGGATAAAGGAAAATACAAGATTGTGAATTTACCACTCATTGAAAATAGAAATTTGAATTCGTTGGTGAAGGAGGTTTTGAATGAAACTAAAATATTAAAAGAAAACAGAGTTATTCTCGGAAAAATATGTGAAAGTAGATTGAAAATTGTTTTGGAAAACATGAATGATTTTGAAAACATGAGTAGAGTTAGAAAAATTAAATTTGGTTTTAGATTTTTGAAAGAATCCTCTGAGTTATTAGAGCTTGGTCTTATAAAAGAAAATCTGACAGATATATTTCAAAATTTATATGGTAAGAGTATGGAAGGTATGATTGGTGCAATATCTGAACCCCTTCTAATCTCATTATTGACAAAAATTGGTTTAGACGAAGATTTAAAGGGCAAAGTTCTGACGAATATTCAATCAAGAGGAACGGAAATTATACCATCTATGGGAGATTGTAAATCTCTGACAAATTTTATATCGGCTGCAATTTCAGAAGAACTTACCAAAAAAATCAACACTGAAAATATAATCCAAAGTGATGTGGTCAATACAAGTCTTATGGACACACTAAAAAATTCAAGTTTTTTAGAAAATCTGAACTCTAAATTAGAAAGTTCGGTTTGTGAGTTATACGATAAATTTACAGAAAACGCAAAAAATTTGGTTGTCAGAATGTCAGCACTCTGATGACCAATATAAATGGTAGGAAAACAAAAAGGGGGTGTTCCAAATCAAAAAAAAGAAGGGTTTAACCCTTCTTTTTTGTTTTTACTACCTCATCAATTATACCATATTCGACCGCTTCATCAGCCGAAAGCCAAAAGTCACGTTGAGCGTCTTCAGTAACTTGCTCGGCAGTTTTTCCACAAAATTCTCCAAGTAGTTGGAATAAAATTTTGTTGGTTTTTTCCCATTCTATAAAATTGATTCTTGCATCTTGAATATTACCACCAGCACCACCAGATGTTTGATGTAACATAGTTTTGGAGAAACGTAGAGATGCTCTTTTTCCTTTGGTTCCAGCACCTAAGAGGACTGAACCCATGGAAGCTGCCATTCCTGTGTTTACTGTTCTAATATCACAGGTAATGTACTGCATAACGTCAACCATAGATAGACCACTCTTCACTGAACCACCGGGTGAATCGATATGCATGGTTATATCAGTTTTATCTGAATTATCCAAAAACATAAGTTGAGCTTGAACTATGGTGGACATTCGGTCATCTACGGGACCTGCAACCCAAATGATTCTATCTCTCATCAACCTCGAAAAAATATCAATTTGAGTTGCTCTCATTTCTCTTTCTTCAAGAATGTAAGGGGTCATGGAGGATTCGATTTGTTTACCGAAAAAATGTAAATCCAAGGAACCTTTTCCTAAATGTTTTGTGTAATAATTGGTGAAATCATTTGTCAAATTCATATGTATTAGATTTGAAACAAAAATAACAAAAAAAAGTTACAACCCCAAAATGTCATCAACAATTTGTTGACTTGACAAAGTTTTCCAAGGTCTTGGATGTTGATACGACCAAAAGGTTTTCCAATTTCCATACCAAATTACTCCCTCCATTCTATGGTCCAAAGTTCTAAAATCGGTTGAGGTTTTGGGGAACCTTCCAATGTTATAAGTTTTGTAAAAATCTATCCCGTAGGTGGAATAATAATCCCCGAACATTTTATTTATCTCGTCGAATTTAGAATTTAGGACTATTTTACACCCATGTATTTTTTGATATACTTTTACTCTTTCCATCCACAAAAACGCCTCTTCCTTATCTTCAGTGACTAAATTAAATAACACATGTTTACCATAGTCATTAAATCTGTGTACAAAAATTTTGGACATTCCATAATTTGGGACATACTTGGAAATCTGTATCTCAAAATCATAATAGAATTCTATTGGACAAGTGAAATCTACTCTCCATCTTGGGTATGAACCTGAAGATATTTTGTATCCCTCGATATAAAGAGATTGGTCCTCGTTCTTCTTATATTCTCTCAATTCAACATAATATAATTTGTCAGGACCCGCGACTCTAACATGTACGCTAGGGTTTGTGTTAAAAACAATTTGTTCACTATTCAGAGTAATATACATAATCTTCTAATATGAGTTCATCAATTATTTTTTTATATAAAGTTTCAAATGCTTGGCGAGGATGTTCAATAATTGGTTCATTGTGGGAGTTAAATGAAGTGTTCAGAAGTACAGGAATACCTGTTATCAAGTAATACTCGTTTAAAATCTCCCAAAATTTAGGATTTGATTCTTTTACAACAACTTGAGGTCTTGCGGTTTTATCTGACTTTTGAATTACTGCAGGAATTTTATCTATCCACTCCTCTTTTGTGGAATAACACATAGTCATAAATTGTGCAGTATATTTTGACTTAGAACAAGTGAAAATTTCATCAAAGTGTTCGGACATGACGATAGGTGCAAATGGCATAGTATCATATCTTTTAAGTCTCCCGTTCAAAATTTTATGTGTTTCTTTATCTGTGGGTTTTACTAAAATACTACGAGCACCCAAAGCCCTTGGACCCAATTCAGACCCACCCTGAAACCATCCAACTATATTACCATCAGCAATTTTTCTTGCCATTTCTTTTACATCATACTCTCTTCTCTTGAAATTGAATGAAGTTGAAGCCCTTTGAATTTTTTCTTCAGAATACTTCGAACCGAGAAAAACATTTTTTAAACGTTTTGGTTTAGTCCATTCACCTAATTCTACAGATTTAAAAATTGCAGCACCGAGAGCTAATCCCTCGTCACCCATCGGAGGTAAAATGTAAACTTCCTCAACCCAAGGTAGTTCGTTTATGTGTTGATTTAGTTTAACGTTTGCAAAAAGACCTCCGGCGAAACATAGTTTTGTATATTCTGGATATAACTTGTGTAAATCATTTATAAATCTCAACATCAAATCATTTGTCAATTTTTGTAAATTGAAACAAAACATTTCTTTGTTTATTTGACTTTCGAAAAAACCATCTTCAAACATCATATCACAAATAAACTGTGTTTTTGGTGCGGTACCTGAGGGGAAAAATCTCAAATTTTCATAATTTACTAATGAATTCAAGATTTTATATATTTTTTCATCATAAAATCCATCGGGTGCCATTCCCATAAGTTTTCCCTCATCTTTACACATTTTCCATTTCCCCTCATTATGTTCATCATAACCTCTCATACTAGACGTACTAAAACCCCACAAATGGGATAAGCTGGCAAAACCAGCATACGGCATATTTTTCACTAAGGTCATTTTTCCATCTTCACAAAGGAAAATTTTCATTACTGATTCCTGACCACCGCCATCATATGTTATGGTTATCGTTTTACCTTCAAATCCACTTGTAAAATATGCACCGTAAGCGTGGGCGGTGTGATGACTTACCCTTTCATAAGGTTTACCTTTGGAAATTCTTCTCAAAAATTCGTCGGGTACAGGCTGAGCAATAACCCTATAATCCGCTTCATGAAATTTCACGTTAGTTTCAAGCTCTGCCCTGTTCAAACACATTTCGGCCTGAATGTCGTAATTATCACCCGCCTTTATTCTAGTCAAACGTTCTTCTTCTATAGAAAAAATTATTTCTCCATCTTCCAAGTAAGCTATACACGGGCTGTGTGAGCCTGTGAACATACCATAAATTCTACTCATTTTAGTTTTTCCAAATTAAAAAATTATTGAGAACCAAATAATTTAAATTTCGGGTAATAAAAGTTTTAATTGCGTCTGTTGGGGTTTCGACAATTGGCTCACTCGGTCCGTTGAAACTTGTATTCAAAAGAACAGGAACCTGAGTTTTCTCATAAAAACTTTTGATAAGCGTATAAAATTTATAATTATTTTTTTCTGTTACAGATTGAATTCTAGCAGAATTATCAATATGAACTACAGATGGTATTCTTTCTCTCCAAGATTCTTTCACAGTTGTAGTCACTAACATGTGAGGAGAAAAATAATCCATATCGAATATTTCATTCTGATATTCGTAAAGGACTGCGGGTGCGAAAGGGCGGTACCACTCTCTACCTTTAATATCTGCATTTATGTGACCACACATCCATTTGGTCATTGGGGATGCGACAATTGACCTATTACCAAGCGCTCTAGGTCCGATTTCAGAACCGTCCTGAAACCACCCAATAACTCTGTTTTGTGTCAACCAATAGGTTACTTGCTCAACTAATTCGTTGAAATCTTTATATTCTATGAAATCTAATTCAGGGTGTTCGTTCAGTGCTGATATAATCTCATTTTTATGATATGGTCTTCCAAAATAAGGAGAAATTTTTGAAGTATTTTTAATTTCTGTAACTTTCTGAAGTGCATACCATGCGCACCCCAATGGGATACCACTGTCATCAGCAGGAGGTAAGAAAAAACAATTTTCATACAAACCTGATTTCAGAATTAGTTCATTAGAATTACAATTCAAGAAAGAACCTCCAGCAACACAAATGTTTTTTGAATTGGTCATATTTTTTGCCATTTTCGCTAAAATTAGTGAAGCTCTTTCTTGTTCCCTTTGATATATTCCTGCGGCAACCGACCTTGAAAAGAAATCTGACGCCCAAGTAACTTTTGGGTAGATGCTGTTATTTAAAAGAGATATTTCTCCGTCAACTTCTTTCACGAACTCAGGTGCTTCAGAAACTAATTTTGGGTCACCGTATGATGCCAACCCCATTAGTTTTCCGGCACTCCAAGTATGATTGGACGGTTCGTATACCAATTGTAGAGTTCCTTCAGAATACATTGTTCCCAAGGAAGTTTCTTCATTGGTATTCCAAGGAACTGGGAATTTTATCCATCTTTTATAGTGTTCTTCATAATTGTCCTTTTTTAAATGAAGAATTGAAATTCCTTCAGCCCAATCAAAATCTGGATTCAAGTCCCACTTTTTGGGGTCATACCATTCGTGGGTTTTATTTTTATAAGTTATAATACTACCAGACGCATCCGCAACAACAACAGCCGCTTCGTCAAATCCCGAACTGAAAAATGTTGAGTAAGCGTGTGCTAAATGATGTGGAATGAATTGTATCTTTTCTCGACTTATATGTGAAAATTTAGAAAAGAATTGGTCTTCTACATCATCAATATTTTCCGTAGTACTATATACAAAATAATCAATCTCCCTAATCGAACAACCTATCGCATTCAGACAATAGTTTATTGACTCAAAAGGGATTTTACCACCTTGATAAGCTCCATCATGTTTGATTCTTGATAGTCTTTCTTGTGTTATACCCACAAGTATCCTTCCGTCTTCAATTATGACCGCTCCTTTGTCGTGGCCATTCGAAAAACCTAAAACTTTCATATTTAATTTTCCTCCTCTTGTTGTAAATGAACTGCGGTGCCTTCAGCAATGTCTTCGTCACATTTGTAAATGTGAATTTTATCTGAAAACTTGAAAACAATTACTTTTTTCACTTCTTCGGAAAAGTTTACTTCATTATTAGTATCAACCACTATACCCTCACCATTTTTTAAAATAAAAGATAATGCTTTGGCAAATAAAAGTGATGGGTCTGTTGTCGGTTCTGAAGTTTGTTCTTCAGGAGTCTCATTTTTTAATTCTTGTTCCATTTTATTCTGTTTCGTCTGAGATTATGTCATTTAATTGTGACGTGGCATTGGGGTTTCTTTCTTCAAAAATTTCAACCGCTCTTTCGTATCTGAACAATTGTAGTTCTTTGACAAAAATTTCATTTTCTAAACTATCTATGTTTTTTTCCATAGAACTGATTTTGATTTTCAAGTTTTCGTTTTTTTTCGTAAGAGTTTGAACTCTCAGAAGAGAAAGTAAAAACCCAGCACTTAAAACGAGAAATGCAATTGATAATTGTTTGAAGCTTAAATCCATAGTATAAATCTATTATAAAATTTTAATAAACAAATGATTTTTGGAAATCATTCCAAATTTTAGATAAAGTATGATTTTCATTTACAAGGGTTGGTGCGAACGGTTTTTGTCTCATAACCATTCTTGCTTCTTCAGGGGTCTTATCTGCTTTCTTTAAATTACATTTTTGACATGAGGTAACCAAATTGGTCCATTCATTCTTTCCACCTCTAGATTTAGGAATCACATGGTCTAATGTCAAATTTCTTGAAGAACCGCAATAAACACATTGATAGTTATCTCTTTTATAGATTCTGTTTCTATTTGCACGCAAAACTCTAGTGAAATGTCTTATGTATTTTAATAAACGTATTATTATGGGTCTGACATAAGTTTTGTAACCTGTCACAATAGGATTATCATCAGATTTTACAATCTCAGCTTTACCCTTGTCAACTAAAACAAACCCACGTTTGACGCTTGTTACATTCAAGGGAGTGTAGTCATAATTCAAAACCAACACGTGGCTCATAATAAAAATTTTAAACAAAAATAGTTTATTTTATTAAAAAAACAAAGGGGTCATTTATGTTGACCCCTTCAGATATAGAATGATTTAATACTTGTTTATGGTTCGGAATTTAATTCGATTTCCAATCACCATGTTCTCATAAATGTTGTCGTTTTCCAAAAGACACATCGTTTAATTCATTTATATAAATAAATATCAAATTTTGTTATATTTATAAATAAATTTTTTTATGAGATTTCTAAATTATTTCCAAGATTATATCACAGAGGCAAGATACTATTCCGATGAGAAATTCAATTGGGTTGCATCCAATATCGGTAGTTGGATTTTGGATAGTACAATAGATAATCCTGTAAAAATTCAGTCATTACCAATGCTTCAGGAATTTCAAAGTTGGTTGTCGACAAATACTACAAAGGCCACAAAATCAAGTGATGATTTAGTTTTAGCCACAGACTATATTGATAGTTTCTTGAATAGTTTGAGTCCAAGAGATGCTCAAAATTTTATCAAAACCGCAATGGAAAGATTTCCTATTGTAAAAACCAAAATAGCAAATTATCTAAAAGATGAAATACAAGATAATATTGGTAAAAGAAGAGGTAGACCACCAGGTTCAAAGAACAAGCCAAAAATTGACTTAAACGACCCGAGTATAAAGGTTATAAGAAGACTTAAACCCGCACCTCAGGAACCTGTACAAGACATTAGTAAAGATTTACCACCCGTAACCCCTCCATCAGTGATTGACCAACCTGAAGTTGAAATCTCAACTCCAAGAAGAGGAAGACCTAAAGTTTTCTCAGATGAAACAAGTGCAATTGATAGAGCTCGTTTTAAACAAGAAGGTAAAGATTATTGGGAATATCTCGAAGCAAAGAAAAAAATTGTCGATAACAAAATCAAAGTATTCAACCAACAATTAGTAAAACTTCAATCAAATATTGACAAAAGAAAGAAGTTTTGGGGGATAGAGTAATCAAATTTTTCTGATAATTTTAATTTTTAATTTTTTTTATTATAATTTTGTGAGACTTTGGGAAGTAGCGCAGGCCGGTAGCGCACTTGGTTTGGGACCAAGGGGTCGCAGGTTCGAATCCTGTCTTCCCAAC